TTTAGAGCCGTATTCGGTTCTCAAGGAGCGTAAAGGAACGATTTATTGTAGCGTTTCTAACTCATCTACAATTTTCTAAGGGAGCTTCGGCTCCCTTTTTTGTTGCTTGTCCGTAAATTTAGGTATAGAATTTAGAAGGTTATAAAATTAATTAGCTTGATGAGGGCCGCAAGGTTTCCATTAATACAAGATAAAGGAGTTCATAATGGCTAATCCACATTTTCAAAACTTAATACTCTGGGCAGGTAATACTGTTGCTTCCGAGCACAAGAAAAACCAGCCTATGTTTGCACCATACCCGTCAGATCAGACGTTTTATATGTATCACAATGACTTTTTTACATATAACTCTGGTGATTGGACGATTACAACTACTGAAGCTGGCACAGGAAGTGCATCTGAAGCTGTTACATCGTCAGCTGGTGGAGCTTTATTGCTTACCAATGCTGCTGGTGATAATGACTTAGACTTTTTACAGTTAAAAGGCGAGGGTTTCAAACTAAGCACAAGTAAAAAAGCTTACTTTTCAGCTAGATTTAAAGTAAATGACGTTGACCAATCAGACTTTGTTATGGGTCTAGGTATTACTGATACAACACCACTTGATACTACAGATGGCGTGTTCTTTATATCAGCAGACGGAGATGCTGGCCTTGATTTCTTAGTTGAGAAAGACAATACAGCTACAACTACAGAAGATGTAGCAACTATGGCTGACGATACTTTCATAACTACTACATGGTTTATAGATCCCGATGCTTCAAAAGTTTTTTACTCAATAAACAATGCAAAACCAGTAGGTGTTGCAATCACTAACTTACCAGATGATGAAGAACTTACAGTATCGTTTGGTATTCAAAATGGTGAAGCTTCTGCACAAACTATGACAATTGATTACGTAGTTGCAGCAGTCGAAAGATAGGAGTAAACAATGGCAGATACAGTAACCTCACAAACTATCCAAGATGGTGAAAGAGTTGCTATCTTAAAGTTTACAAACGAGTCTGATGGTACAGGCGAATCTAGTGTTAAAAAAGTAGATGTATCCGCATTGACCTCCAACAGTGCAGGGGAAGCTTGTACCAGCGTCTCTATAGCCAGGATACATTGGTTTTGTAGAGGCATGGGTGTTGATATAGAATTTGATGCAACCACTAATGTTTTAGCAGTGACTTTGGCTCCAGATAGTTCTGGTGACGAGTATTTTGACCAGTTTTCTGGTATACCTAACAATGCAGGCTCAGGTGTAACTGGAGATATAGACTTCACTACTATTGGACATTCTAGCGGTGATGCTTATTCTATTATTTTAGTTTTAAATAAAAATTATTAATGAATGGCTGCCAGAAGGAAAGCTAAACAGATACGCAGGACTACTGGTAAAGGTGGTAATTACCGCCCTACTAAAAAAGGGGCGGGAATGACCCGTAAAGGCATCAAGGCATACCGAAAGAAAAATCCAGGATCTAAATTAAAAGGTGCAGTTACTGGAAAAGTGAAAAAAGGTAGCAAAGCAGCAAAAAGAAGAAAATCCTTTTGTGCTAGATCATTAGGTCAATTAAAGAAAAGCTCTGCAAAAACAAGAAACAATCCAAACTCAAGAATTAGACAAGCTAGAAGAAGGTGGAAGTGTTAAATGGCTAAGTCAGATCCAAAAAAAGGCACTGGTAAAAAACCTAAAGGATCTGGTCGAAGGCTTTACACTGATGAAAACCCTAGAGATACAGTCTCAATTAAATATGCTACAGTCCAAGATGCAAGAGATACAGTCGCTAAAGTTAAAAAAACTAAAAAACCTTTTGCTAGATTAATACAAATATTGACAGTAGGAGAACAAAGATCTAAATATGGTGGCAAACCAAGACAAGCAGAAATATTTAGAAGGGGCAAAGATGCGATCCGAAGAAAACATGGTAGAATCAAATAATGGCAAAACAAAAATTAAAAAAAGTTATTAAGGGCTTGCAAAAAGCAAGCAAAACGCATGCAAAACAAGCTAAGACATTACGCAGTATTAAAATGAAAAAGGGAGGAAAGGTTAAAAGTGGAGGAAAAATTTGTCCCGAAGGAAAAGCTTGGGCAAAAAGAACTTTTGACACATATCCTTCTGCATATGCCAATATGGCCGCATCAAAGTATTGTAAAGATCCTAACTATGCAAAAGGCAGTAAAAAAAGAAAGAAAAAGGCAAAGGGAGGCTTTGTTAGTATTCGAGGGCAAGGCGCTGTAATGTCAGATAGATTAAGGTAATGGGACAGCTTAAACAGTGGCGTGAACAAAACTGGGTACGTATAGGCACAGATGGTTCTATTAAAGGTAAATGTGGCACAAGCAAAGACAAAAAAAACCCAGATCGATGTCTACCAGCTGCAAAGGCTAGAAGTTTATCAAAATCAGAAAGAGCAAAAACTGCAAGAAAGAAAAAAAGAGCAGGTGCTAAAGGTAAAACAGTGGTTGCAAACACAAAAAAGGCTAGAGTTTCTATGAAAACAGGAGGCACAACAATGTTAAAAAATAGAAAAAAAGCAGATCTTAATAAAGATGGCAAAATTTCATCCTATGAAATGAAAAGAGGTATGGCAATCGAAAAAGCCATGAAAAAACAAAATCGTGTTAAAATGAAAAAAGGTGGCTTTATAGCAAGAGGTTGTGGAGCTGTCAGACCAGAAAAAAGAAAGGTCACAACTATTAGTTAGGAGAAGATATGCCAAAGAAAAAATCTAGTGTAGATCCAAAATTACAAGCAAGACTTGATGCAAAAGTCAGACCTGATCAGCCCGTTGTCGAAGATCGTATTTATTTAGATTCTTCTGGCAATCAAGTAAAGCCGAAAAAAAAGGCTGCTGCAAAGAAAACACCTGCTAAAAAAGGCAGACCAAAGAAAAAGGATTAATTATGTATAGAAGAACTAAAGGATATGCTATGGGCGGCAAAGTCAGTAAATATATGGCTAAAGGCGGCAAAGCTTCCAAATACATGGCGAAAGGCGGTAAGGCTTCAAAATATATGGCAAAAGGAGGAAAAGCATCTAAGTACATGGCAAAAGGAGGAAAAGCATCTAAGTACATGGCAAAAGGTGGTAAGGCATCTAAATACATGGCTAAGGGTGGTAAAGCTTCAAAGTATATGGCTAAAGGCGGTAAAGCTAGTAAGTATATGTCAAAAGGCGGAAGAGTTTAAAAACAAGACTAGGGGGTTATTTTGTCTTATTTAATATCGAACATACCACAGTTCAAATGTTGGGTGCGTAAAGAATTTACTGCAAACCATCAAAAATATCACGGTGAGTACCTGCACGCATTAGCTTTTGCAGTCAACACAATTCCAGACAGATCTTTGTCTTTTCAAGTAGTATTTACTGGTTGTGAAACGGATCTTGAAGATTATCCAGAAGAAAACATACACGGTGGTGCTATGTGGGCAAGGATGCCTATTCAAGCTCTTATCGCTGATGTACCAGTAGATGAATGGCCTACACCTATGGAGGATCATTTAGCACAACCTTGGGATTGTTTAAGTCACCATCATTCAGTAGTTGTTTTAGATAGAGTTAGCTCCTCACCCTGGATATGTAAAATAGGGGGAGAGTTCTACACGGGAACCTATATGTTTACTGTTGATTATACAGAAAATAGTATTGCAGATGATTCTGCACAACATAAACAAAGTCATGTGCTATACTTGACTGACGCTGGTGAATACACTGGTAATTTTGTCGCTTTACCTAACAATAGAGTGAGAGCAACAAACCCAGCTCTTTGGCGTGTTGGTGAAGGGCCACCTGACTTTTCACCAAGTCAATGGATTCACTCAGCAGAGAAACACGACAGTTATATGGATTCATACACAACATTTGATAATCTATATAATCAAGACGATAGGAAAGATTAATGGCATTATCTGGAAGCACAAATTTTGAACCCAACGTAACAGAGTTTATTGAAGAGGCATACGAAAGGTGCGGTGCTGAATTAAGAACAGGATACGATCTTAAAACTGCTATTAGAAGTGTAAATCTTATGTTAGCAGAGTGGGCTAATAGGGGTCTAAATCAATGGACAATAGAACAAGCTACACAGACTGTTACAGAAGGAACATCTAGTTACTCATTAAATGCAAATGTAATTGATGTCTTAGACGTTGTAGTGCGTAGGACAGTAAATCAAGAGCAAACTGATATTAGCATGAACAGAATAAGTAGATCTGAGTATTTAAACATCCCAAATAAAGAAACAAAAGCAAGACCATCACAGTTCTTTTTTGACAAACTAACTACACCTGCTTTAAAAGTATGGCCTGCACCAGAAAATAGCACAGATATATTAGTGTTTAATAAGCTAGTGAGAATGGATGATGCAGATGCGGCTACTAATACTATGGATATGCCTTTTAGGTTTTATCCCTGTTTTGTTGCAGGGTTAGCCTACTATCTTTCTATGAAAAGAAATCCACAGCTTACTCCACAATTAAAAGCACTATACGAAGAAGAGTTCAGAAGAGCTGCAGATCAAGACGAAGACAGAGCTTCATTTAGATTAAGACCTGATTTAAGGATGAGCTGATGGCATACGCTAAAGGTAAAAACGCATACGGAATATGTGACATAAGTGGTTTTAGATATAAGTTAAATGAAATGAAAAGGACTTGGAATGGTCTGTTAGTTGGGCCAGACATGTATGAGCCAAAACATCCTCAACTTACTCCACTAAGAGCCACTGCTGATCCTGAGGCTTTATATAACCCTAGACCTAATAATGACCATGAAGAGGGCGAAGGATTTGTTGTTGTGGTTAATTCAAATATTTTTAGACCAGACTATATGAACCCGTCAACTTTACCTACAAACTTCACTGTAGATGAGATGACAAGCGGTTTAGGTACGGTTAATATAGTAATAACATGACCTTAGCAGAACTAAAGACACTTATACAAAACTACGTAGAAAACGAAGAAACAACTTTTGTAAACAGTTTAGATGACTTTATTAAAAATGCTGAAGAAAGGATATTTGAGCTAATTCAGTTTGATTATTTCAGAAAAAACGTCACAGGTAGTTTAACCACTGGTAATACATATCTTACAACGCCAACTGACTATCAAATGAGTTTTTCATTAGCTGTTATAGATGCAAGTGGCGATTATCATTATTTAGACAAAAAACATCCATCTTTTATGCGTGAGTTCATTGTAGATCCCACAGATTCAACGCTAAGGGCTTTGCCTAGATATTATGCTGATTTTGATAAAGAACTCTCTACAGCTTCTAACAATGGCTCCACGATTATTGTAAGTCCTGTACCTGATGCAAATTATAGTGTTGAATTACATTATCTTTACAGACCAAACTCATTAGTAACAGATACAACTGGCACATGGCTATCTAATAATGCAAGAAACGCTTTGTTATATGGTAGTTTGGTAGAGGCAAACATATTTTTAAAAGGGGAAAGCGATATGCAACAACAATATGAGCAACGCTTTATGACGGAAATATCAAGATTAAAAAATCTTGCAGAAGCTAGGGGGAGAAAAGATGAATACCGATATGATTCCTTGAGGTCTACGGTTTCATAAAATAAAAAATGAGTAAAAAAGAAAGCCTAAAAGGCAAAACAATTGCCATTGTAGGTATGGGCAAAAGCTGGTTTGATTACAATTTAGCTAAATCACATGGCGTACACTTTGATGAAGTTTGGGCAATAAATGGAGTAGCATCCGTTATTTACCATGATAGAGTATTTATGATGGATCCTGCATCTAGATTTTTAGATACTGATGATGCTGGTGGGCAAACTGAAAGCATGAAAGAGATGTTGCTAGAGCACGAAGGCCCTATATATACATGTGAGCTTGATGATAGATGTCCTGGGTTAGTTGAATATCCACTAGAAGAGGTGGTAAGTTATTCTATTC